ACATCGGATAACGAATCGTTTTCCATTGCAATCACTTTGTCAACTTTCGAAATTCGTACCGTCTTGACCGAAGTCATAACAGCAGGTAAGAATTTCTCAGCGGCAGACAAATTGATGAACTCAGAAATCTTAACGTCGTCCTTGACTACTAACGCCATTTACTCCAAAAACAATGTTTGAAATAACCTTTTATCACACAAGTACTTAACTAATGCTCTATAAACAAACGAACCAGGAGGTGCGGTCTTAATAACCTCACCGACAGCGTCGTCCAAATGTGTATAGTACGCACAATTGTTCAACGACCCAGCAACATCACAAAGAGAGGTCCTAAATTCCTCTAAATGTTCTCTATTCTTGATGTGTTTTGCACCGAGTTTCGAGATCAATTTTAGAGGATCATAATATACAATACAGCCTCTGTCATGGTGAATTATGTACCTACCGCAAAAGTAACCATATCTCTTCCTAAACAACTTGGCTTCAAAATTCCAGAGAAGGTTTGCGCCCTGTTGAATATCGGGGAAATCAGTGCCCTTTGGAAAGTATAATATACTATCATCACCACAAAAGGCACCTTTAATCAATCTCTCCATCGGTAGCATAGAGGACAGACATGCAGCAATAATGATCGTGTTTCCAATGAATGTGGTGACATCACCGCTTTTCCTCTGGTACCACAAACACGTTTTTATTCCGGCTGTGTAGTCTTTCAACGTTGTCTTCCGATGCCCGTGTTTCCAAACTTCAGCCAAGAAATCGTCTAAGCCTAACCTTTTCCAAATCTCATACTCGACTGCACAATGAAATTCGTTCTGTGATTTGTCATACTTGGAAATGTCCAGCTCTAATATGTCCATAGGAACATTAGAGTCCAGATCTGAGAAAAACTCTTCGATCTGTGTAGGCGTTTTCCTTGTATAAAACATGAATCTCGAACTGTCAATTGACTCTAGCAGTTGTCTTGTTAATTCTGAAAATACAGGACCAAAAAGCGCATTGATTTTCTTGCTATGATACACAATAGTTTGCAAAGCCGGGTATTCAGTTTGAATACTAAGATCCAAACGCTGTTTCGGCTGCTGCTTGATCATGTGCCTGTATTGATCAACGGCTGGTAAATCAATAAAGTCAAAATCAGCCAACTGGCCAATTGTTGACTTCTCTTGCTTTTCGATCCATCTTTCCAAACTCGCCCTTGAAAGCAGAGGTATATTTTTTGGTTTTTTCTTTTCTTTAATTAAGTATGCATCAAAAAACTTATCTACTACTAGAGAAGCGGTGTCTTCGATGTCAACAACCCCTACTAATTCGGGAGAGTTGAAATTTCTTTTGATCATCGCGACCAAATTTTCCAACAATCCAGGTTTTCGAGGTTTTTCAGCAGCAGTCCTGATCACAGGTTTCAATGTCGTCTCAGATTCTCTCGGAAGAGGCACCGATTTCGACATATCCAACACACAATCCTTGACATTCAAACTATTCTCTCGTATTTGCATGGTTACAGCATCATACTCATTGAGTATAGTACTGTTTCCCGGCAAACACTTGTCGTAATAATATTGCATGTCAGAAACATCTCCTGTTTTTGGTGCTGCGACGAAAAGGTTAACACCTTTGTACACCGATTCTATCTGTAATTGCTATTGAGTCGACACATCAACTTTGTACATATCTAACAGGTAACTACTCACACACTCCAGATCTCTAAGCACTGAAACGACTGCATCTAGCACAACTGTGTAATATTTGATCGACCTTGTATGCCTAGACAATGAGACCAACAGGTGCGGACTCTGCTTTGAAATTATTCCCACGGGTGTAGGCGTCAGCCTCACTAGTGAGACGTCTTCAAACGTTTCCCCTTGCACCTCATGAACGGTATGCACATCTTCGTAACCCCTCGAGAGCAGCAATGACTTGTCTGACTGAGTGAATGTAATCACCTTCCCTTTAAGTGGTTTAGACACTGGATTCATTACCGCTGCACCTTGGATGACCTCGTGTGACACCGAGCGTGTAACACTTGATGTGCACATAACTTGCCCTTCGTACTTCTGATTCAAGAAGAAGGTGATATCCGCTGGACACCGCAACGTTGTTCTGCGAGTTTCAACAGCATCGACCTCGAGTTGACTCAAATGCTTAGGATAGGGAAAAGTTGCAACTCTGTTGATGTAAGGAATCTGCTGGGTGTCTCCATAAACAAAAGCCTCGGAGCATAGAGACATGCCAACCAGAAAATTAACACAACCAGGGTGTAACATTAGACCTTCATCCAGAAACAGCCTTTTGTATTGGCACGGACCTCGACCGTAATTCATTAAGAAAGAGTCTACCGTCCTTACATTCTCCTTGGTCGCCACGATTAAACCAGAACTGTTTGCCCTTCTTCTTATCATTTCAGCAGCCTGTTTTCCTGGTACCAGAACTAGATCTTCGTCAAAGTTGACCCTCGAAAGAATCTCCTTTGTCTTTCCGCAACCAGGAACACCATCAACAAGTGTAACCTTTGCACTGCTTATATGGGGTTCACCGTCTTTAAGCACTGAGCGTATAGCTCTTATCTTCCCCATATCTGAATACACCAAAGATTCGGAGCTCACTGCGACTCTACGCCATGTCTCTCCGCACACAATGTTCTCGCCATCGTATGTGAGAAGCGCAACAAAGCACTTATAGTCTGAGTCCATCACCACACCCCAAGCATGTCCTTTTGATAGAGGTTTCACCAACCATTTCTTAAGGCACACGTCGTAGACTCCAAATTTTTCCTTAGTCTCGAGATCTATCGCAGCTGTGTCCTTGATTATCTTCTTCAGGTTTGATACCGCAGCAGAGAGCGAGGCTACTAGGCTGTCTAAATAGTTCTTGCATTGTTGAACTTTTAGCGGACCAGTATACACCATCGCATGCATCTGTTTACGGATAATCGTCTCTGTGGATACCATATGGAACTGCTGCAACGACTCGATTTCTGTACTTCTTTGGAACTCATCGGACACTGTG